CGCTTTGGCAAAACGGTTGCGTTCATTAGCACTTACACCTAAGAAGTATCCTGAAACATCGTCAACCAACTCACTCAAATTAGTAAAGATGTCAAAGATTTGCTTGCCAACTAAACTTGTATAAGCGTCTGCTGCCGCTTGGAACCTTTTTCTATCAAGAGTAAGTCTCTGTGGTCCGCGAACATCAGGATGCCTTTTCATGTAACCGCCGGTAGTTTTAAACTGACCTGCGCCGCCCTTACCAGTGTAAGTGCCAAGGGTTTTAAGGCGCTCAAAGAAGTCGGGGTCTTCTTTGTAAGCACCTTCAGCAACATAATTTCCAAAGTCTGTGTATGTTTTATCTCCTACCTCGGCACTGAAAGCACCGGGTTTTAAGAAATCTTTATATAGTTCTTTAAAGTTTGCACCAGCAGTGTAATCCAAAGTACGTTTGGTACCAGCGAAAAGTTTCATCTTGTACTTTCTACCAGTGATAAGGTGTGTTGGAATCTCGCCTGCCTCGTTCCTCAACTCGTATGGTGAGTCAATTAGATCCTTTTTTGGTCTGGCGATTGTTATTTCCTCTCCCTCTATCGCCTCATATGCATCGCGCTCATCCTTTTTTGCTCCCGGTTGTTTCTTAACAAATTTTCCATCAACAATCTTGCCAGTGTCTAAACGTGCTTGAAGTTTATCCATTACAATCTTGGGTGTCTCTTCTGAACCAAACTCAAATTCCTTTTCTTCATATGTCTTAACATCTTTTACTTTTGGAACGCCAACCCATTCAAACCAATTTTCTTTATTGATGTCATACTCATAGAAATCTAAATCCATTGCATCATCTGTTTCGGTTTTAAGAACAACAAGATAGGTTTCTTGGGACTCTGCGCTTTTACTAATGCCGTCAATTAAGTCTTTAAAACTGCCCTTAATGACTGCGCTATTTGAGTCAGTCAATAACTTAAATGAGTATTCAACACCGCTCTTAGAACCTTTGCCTTTTGGTCTAACATTTAAAATAACATCGGTTGTGCCTGCTTCTCCACCACCCTCTTTTGCTTCAATCTGGAAACCTTCAAAGATACCTGCGAACAACGCCTCAAATAAGAATCCTGCCACAGAAGCGTTAAACTCAAAAACAATTGAAGCAAAGATGTCCAAGAACATGAGCGCACCCATAACCTCGCCAACAGTAATATCTTCTTTTACTTCCTCTGCTTCTGAAAGGAATGTCTCTAAATACTCAACTCTGTCAAGTGGATCATCGCCCAACAACTGAGAACCAATTCTCTCAATGACTGCACGGTCTTCAGTTGCTAAGTTTTTACCCCAGTGCTTCTCATTAATCTTAAATTTAGGGAATTTGATTACAGTCTTATCACCGCCTTCCTCATTCTCATCCTGCTCATAGATAATATCAATCTTATCTCCGAACGTTTCTTTGATTAAGGACAGAAACTTTTCGTATCTTTCTAATTTCTCAACGCCTTCTTTTAATCCCTTTCTGGATTTTTTACCCCAACTCTTTCCTCTGCCGCGCTCTTTACAGGCACCGGGAGTTGGTCTACATGCAGGATACTTTGAGCGTTTCTCGCCCTTGCTTCTACCACATGCTTTATATCCGCCTTTGCCGTCTGGGGCGTTACAATCAACCCAACCGCTTTTCTTACCCTTGGCACCTTTGCGTTTGAACCAATCTCTTAATGAAGATTCTTTACTGGACTCTGTTCCTGCTTTCTTTCGCTTCTTCCGCTCGCCTAGCATGTCCTCGATTGTATCTACCTGTTGCCTGTGTAATTTAGCAGACTTGTCTGATGCTTGTGCAATATCTGTTGCTTGTTTTGCCTGTCTTGCGTGTTTGGCAGCAGACTTTTTTAATTGCATCTTAATTGTTTTAAGTTCTTTCTTTTCTTGTGGATCAAGTGTCTCTTCGATACCTTCGTTCTTCTTTGATTTACCCCAGTTCTTTGCGCCGACCTTGCGGCATTTAACTAATGCACCTGATGCATAAGCAGATGGGAAGACTCTGTAACGAGACTTTACTTTGTAATAACATGCGTCTTTTTTGCCTTTAGATTTCTTTTTCTTTTTACCTTCATCCATTTCTTTCATACTTCCCTCATATCTTTCTTGCCACTCATGAGAAATTTTGTCTTCTGTTATTGGTCCACCCTTCGCCCAAGTGCGACAAGATCTTGCTGAGTGGCACTTGAAGTGGTGCATCCAGCAGTATCCCAAACGACCATCATCATCTGATGTGACACCAGGCATACACTCATCCATGCGGGGTGAAATATCAAAGGCGGTACAATTTCCACATAAAGATTTCTTTGCTGCTTTCTCTGTTGTGTTCCAATACTCAGCAATATCTTTCCAGTAATTGCCGGGTTCATCTACATTTAACGGACCATACTGAATATGTTCTGCTTTAATTGAAGCGTCTCTATTTTTAGTATTTAATTTAAGATCTTGCGTAGCGGCTGGGCATTTCATTTCTTTGTCCAGCGATGGATCTTCAACTTTAACTTTAATCATTATCCTCTTCCATTACTGAATGTTCGCCTCTTTTGTATTCATACTCAAGGTAGTGCTTAACAGATCCAATCATGGAGGATATGGTTGCGATCTTTGATTGTACCCAACCTTCAAGTTGGTCATCATCGCCTATATTGTCATGGATTTCCATGGCGTACTTTGCAATCTTATATAATTGTTGTTTTGCCATACGACCTTCATCGTCGTGATGCAATTCTCTATCCATGCTGTGTGGAGCATCACCAGTTGGGCAACCGCCCTCGTGCATACCACCGCACTCTTCACAGATCGTGTTTGCTTCGGTTAAATATTTAAACCATTTTGAAGTTGAATTTGACATTATTATCCCTCGGAAATAGACCGCTTTAATTAAATAGTATGAAGTTTATGCTTCTTCTGTTTTTCTATGCATCATTAAAGTTGCTTCTTGTAGACGATCAAATGCGTCTCTGAGTGTCTCTCTGTTCTCTTCTGTGTGTATGTGACTTTTATCAAGTTCGTCCAGTAGGAACCAAAGTGAAGCGTTCTCGTCTGTAAGTTCATCCACTTTCTTCTGGAGAGTTTTAATTTCCTCCCATGGATCTTTAATTGTGTTTTTTTTCTTCTTGCTCATGGATCGCCTCCTTGTATTTTACATAACCTATCCAGAATAAATTATCTAATGTTATTCCTACAACTATTCCTATGAAGTAAACAAAAAACAAATTTATCATATAATAATTAGAATTTTTACAAAGATTTAGATTTCTGCCATCTCTTCAACGTACTGATCATCTATCTCGTGATCTGACCAATATGCTTCAGGGTCTTGCTCTAAGATGGATTCTGCGTTCTCAATTGCCTCTTGTTCACTATGAGCAGATACTTCTAACTCGGCAGTTCTCTTGTGGATTTGAACCATTTTTATTTTCCAGTCTTTCATCAAGCGTCCTCCACTAGATCGTCATAATTAGTGAGGACTTTTTGGAAGATCCTTATATCATTCAGAAAATGTTTCTGTACAACATCATATTCGAATACATGTATTTTGTATAAACCTGCTTGATATTCATCGTCTTTAACAATCACACCGAGTTTCCATTTGTCGCCAAACCCGCCTCGACCATCTGGATGGAACACCGCATAGCGAACCCAAACAAGATCTCCAATTCCCATATAGTAATTAGGGATCGGTAACAGGATGCAGGACTATTAACCAGAATTGAGGGATTAATCTTTCACTGCCATCAACAAAATAAACCTTTACATTCCGCTTGCCTTCTCTTTGATGAGGGAATGATTTGGTTACAACCCCAATTAAGTTTGGTCTGTTATAGACAGTTGTTCCGCGATAACGAACCAAGTCACCTATATTCATCTGGTTTTACCCATCCTGGTTCTCCGCCGAAGGGAGTATCTACTGCAACCTCTGGTAAATAAAATATCTTATGGTCCATTGCTTCACAGTGAATAGTAATTCTATTCATCCGTCCGTGGTTTGTTTTGTAAAAATCTTCCTCCACTTTTATAACTATGCCGATGTGAGATGCAAGAGGATGAGTTACAAGTAAGTCCCCGACTTTATATCTGCTTCTATCTGCCAATGCTTTCCTCTCCCAGTAGGATCCTTTGAACTCTACTTGTTTTCCTGCCTTCTGAACTGCTTGAGCATGAAAGGTTTTCATCTTATCACTAAACAATGCGATCCTCATAAACTTTGTGACAGGTTCATAGTCCTCAACTATTATACCGTACTCCCAGTCTGGAATTTCGTTTTCCATCCAGAATGCTGACACGTTTACTCGGACTACATCACCCCGTTTCATCTTAGGTCCATATCAAATAACAAGTTTGCAGTGCCCCGATGTAAATGCCTTTATGAGTTCTTCTCTTGTCATAACATGTTTTATGACTTTATTATCTAAAGTCCAAGCAAGTTCATAGTCATCATGCAACTTTCGAATAACTGTCGCCAATAAAGGTTGTTCTCTTTCATCAAGAGTAATTTTTATTAATTGTCCAATGAGCAATTTCATATGGTTAGTATACCATAGTCGAACTATTTGTCAAGGTCTTCTTCAATTGGAACTTTAGTTTCTTTGCGACACTTCGAAAATTGTTCATCAGTAATATTTTCTGGGTCAACGTCTTCTGTTTTGAAAAGACAGGAATAAACTCTTATTTCATTTGGAGCAGTTCCCATTAAAGCAAACGTGGGATCCTCTGAATACTCGCTGCTCATGACGCCGATTGCTTTAAGGACCGCTTCCTTCTTTTGATCTGGCAACCTACCCACAAACTTAAGAAAGTTCTTTCTATCTATTCCGTCTCTGAGATAATCTTTAGTAAATTTTAAACGTGAAAAACCTTCGATTAAATCACTAATTTCTTTTTCCATGGTTTCAACAAACTCTGGATACTCTTCTTTAATTTCTTCAAAAGTTTTATCGGCAATCTTTTCTTTAACAGTGTCAAAGGTTTCGGGATCGTCCTGTAGCACTTTAAAGAAAGTGGGCAACAACTCCTTGACTGGCATGGGTTCTTCTGCTTCACCTTTGTCGATTCTCTTGCCAACACGAGGTACAGTCGCAGCAAGATCCTCTTCATTTATGTAGTTGCGCCAGTTTTCAAGTATTAATTTCATATTATAAATAGACCGTTTAAAACGATTTATCCCGTCTCGTCCTCAATCCAAACTCTTAGCAGTAAGCGGTCACCCACTCTGCCTTTGCGACCATGACGACAGATCCTATTATCAAAGATAATTGCTTGACCTTTCTTTAGGTTTATCTCTTTAACCTCGTACCCATCTTCAATAAGAGTCATCGCTTCGCCTTCGCGAATACAGTAAAGTCCAACCCAATCAATGCTATGCTCAATTGCTTTTGCTATTGAATAGTCACCATCTCTATGGAGGGGAAGGTCGATGTCTCGTCTACTTCCCCTCCCTTGTTTATCAAATGCTCCGACTAACGAAGTTTCAATAGGTTTGCCTAACTTCAGCATCCCCAAAAGGAAATCGTCTGCTGTTGTGTTATCAATTATTTTATAATTCATTCAGCAACTCTCGCATCTTGAACAATCCCCATTCTTTGTGCTTGCACTCCAACATAACATCTACATCTTGTCCATAAGTATTTACTGCTTTCCAGTAATTATCTGAGTGGGCATTCGCTCTAATTTTCTTATCGTTATGTTCCTCTGCCCTGCTCTGCGAATAATGGACAACAGGTTTTACACCATCCCAAGTTTTCGACGCAAGTTTGATTGCTTCCTCGTTTGTCTGACCGCCAGTGCAAAATAGATGGTGGTGTAAATCATGGACGATTGGAATGCCAATCCTTTTATAAACACCCTCATAGAGTTCTTTAGTTGAATAAAGCGATGCCTTATCATCATTCTCTACAGTCAAACGAGAGCGAACTGCTTCTGATAATCGCTCAAAGTTTTTACAGAAATTATCCAATGCCATTGGTTTATTATTATAATGTGCCCCGACATGAATGTTGATCTTATTGTAAGTGGTTCTGGATTGGTTCATCTCATCTAAAATCCTACCATGAATCTCCAAGTCTCTGATTGTATTTTGGATTACATGCTCTTTTGGAGATGTAAGTTTATTGAATGGACCTGGATGAAATGTTAAACGATGCCCTTTGAGATAAGCATAAAACCCTGTACGGACTAAACTTTTCTTAATCTCTTTCCAATCAGGTAAGTCCTCAAACTTATACTCTGATGCCCAGGGAAAGATCTCTGAAGACATGCGAAAGAACTTAATACCTTTGCTTTCATTCCACTTTAAGATCTCTTCAAGGTCTAAACAATTCTGTAAAGCAAGTTGAGAAGCATAAGCAATACCTCGTTCATTGAAAGTTCGTCTAATCATTGAGCGATTAGTTGTAATTCTCTCACGAATAATCTTGCGACCTTCTTTAACTGGTTGTGATAGTTCCATCGAAATGCAGGCATAACCTAAATTCACTTGTCCTCCTGTGGTAAATGATGGTACAATTATACCTCATTTGGAGTCAATTGTCAACCTTTTGGTCCTGCGAATTCTGCAAGCAGTTCCACACCAGGGTCATAACAAGAAGCATCAAAAACAGCATTCTCATGAATCCACTTTTCTTTATTTGTAACATTGTCATGAACTAAATAGAATTTCTTTTGACCAGCCTTTTCATGGACCTTCAAAATAACTCCAAGATGATTAGTTCCCATTACGTTTATTAAGTCGCCTATGTTTCTTACGGGTCTTTTCATACTAACTCCCTGTTTTATTCAGATTCGATAATAAGTTTCCGACCATTCTATCAGTGATTTCTTTATGTAAATCCTCTTGTAGTAGTTCGGGTTCTGATTGAGGTGCCGCTGTAGGAGTAGTTTCCTCTCCAGTAAGTGCCTCATAGATCTCCTGAAACTCTAAGAGTGTCATGTCCAAACTTGTTAATTTAACTCTGCACTCTTTTATCAGATTAAGAATCTCATCCTTATTTTTCTTTCTTATATCATCTAGTTCAGAGATCTTTTGCAAGGCATCATCCAAATTTAGATGCCAAGCAAAAGCGTCCTCTAAACGGTTTAGATCAATTGTAATTGTTTGTCTTACCTTTTTAGTCATGGTCCACTACCGCATAATTAGTTGTAATAAGAGTTCCCCCAACTGAAACAGAATTCTCAAGTGCAACACAGGTAACCAGAACAGGATCAATTATGCCTTCTTCAATAAGATTGCACAACTCGCCGTTAGCAAAATTATAACCTGCATCACGGTCATCCTGCTCCAATACAGTTTGGATAAGCACGTCTTCGCTCAAACCACAGTTCCTGCAAATCTGACGGAACGGTTCTGAGCAGGCATCAACTATAATCTTATATCCAAGTTGTATATCCTCAGACGCCTCCAAATCGCCCTGGGCATCCTTTGATGCTCTAAGAAGTCCAACACCCCCACCAGCATGAAAACCGTGTTTCTGTGCCGCTGTTACGGCACCAAGGGCATCTTCGATTCTGTGTTTCTTTTCAATCATTTCCACTTCAGTTGGAGCACCAACTTTGATAATGGCGACTGCTGAAACCAAACGGTTGATGCGCTCTTGTAATTTACTGCACTCTTGAAGATCATCCTCTTCTTTTATTCGCGCTTTTAGAATATCAATTCGTTCTTCTAACGCCTCATAATCTGCGTTGCCGCCAATGATTGTTGTACCAAACTTTGTAACATCAACAGACTTTGCGGTGCCGAATTCTTTTAATTTAAAAGTTGAAAAGTCTCGTCCGCTTTCCTTTGTAAAGAAAGTTCCACCAGTTGCAAGTGCGATATCGCGCATAATCTCTCTACGCTCTTCGCCATAACTTGGTGCTTTTACAGCAGCAACTTTCATTGAACCGCGAACAGAGTTCATGATAAGCGATGCTAAGAACTGACCTTCAACCTCATCTGCAATAATAACAAGTGGTTTGTTTTCCCTCGCCGCCAATTCTAAGATTGGCAATACAGGTTCAACATGTTCTAACTTATGATCGGTGATAAAGTACATTGGGTTATCGTAATTGACTGCGTTCCTTCGCTCGTCATTTACGAATCTTGGCGACACGAAGCCGGAATCAAAGATAAAACCCTCTACCATTTCAAGAGTTGTCTGGGAAGATTTTGCATCTTCAATTTTAATACCGCCATCGACGCCTGCTTGCTCGATAGCCGTAGCAAGCAAATCCCCAATGACTTTATCACCGTTTGCTGAGATCGTGGCGACATGTTTAAGGTTTTCCATGGATGAAACCTTTGTGGCGTTTTGTTTAATAATATTAACAATATCACCTTTTGCCTTATCCATGCCGCGCTTTAAATCAACCGGAGCAGCGCCACTATTGACGTACTTTAGTGCCTTCTTATAGACTGCTCTAGTCAAAACTGTTGATGTTGTTGTGCCGTCACCGGCAACTTGATTTGTCTTTGCAGCAGCCTGCTTTACAATCTGTGCTGCCAAATTTTCAAAGGGATCATCCAAGTCAATAAAGTTGGCGATTGTTACACCATCCTTTGTAATAATTGGGTTCCCTTCCTTTCCCTTTAGAATTACGTTGCGCCCTTTTGGACCTAAAGTTGAGCATACGTTGTCTGCTAATATCTCAACGCCTTTCAAGAGTTTTTGTTGCAACTCTTGATCCTTGCCATAATGCTTCATTCTTTCTCCTTTTAAAGATGCATATAAATAATATAACACAAATTTATTATTTGTCAAGCATAAAATAAAGAAGACCGTGAAAAAAATTCACGGTCTTCAATTAGGTTTTATAAAAAGTTTTATTTACTTACTTATTTTTCATCTCACCGAGGCGTGCCTTGACGCGCTTCATGATCTGTTCTGCGAGTTCTTCCGCTTCCTCTTCTTCCGCTTCTTCCTCTTCGCCAGCAGCGGCATCAAGATCAGCGTCTGCTTCGTCTGCTTCAGCGTCGGCGTCCATATCCATATCCATGTCCATGTCCATCTCTGCCTCGGCGTCGTCTTCCATGTCCATCTCTTCCTCACCTTCTGGTGCATCAAGATCTGGCATGATGTCCTTTAACATGTCAGCAACAGCAATGATTGCGCGTGCTTGGTCTGGTGTGATGTTGATCTCTGCTTCCATATCACCGGATTCGGCTTCCATTTCCATGTCTTCGTCTTCTTCGTACATGGGTGCCCCCATCTCTTCAAGAGGTTTTGATTCCTGTGACTGTCCTCTCAACACACTGTCGTCCATTTCACTTAACTCATCTTCTAAAAGGGCGTCCAACTCTTCCTCTAGGGCGATTTCTTCTTCAACCTTACCGGGTTTCTTTTCTAGTTTTGCTCTTGCTTCTTTGTCTGCCTTTTCAGTTGCCTTCATTGTTGCTTTCTTACCAAGACCTTTTACTGGTGGTGGGGTTGTTCCGTCTTCATCGCGAATTCCCTCATCCATTTCCTCTTCACGCATTGGGCGGCGTGCGCCGTCGCGCTTCTCTTCTAGGAAATTGCTTGAAAGTGGCTCAAGTGATGCCAACTTCATGAATTGGCGGATTGTGCTTTCTTCTAGTAGTTTCTTGCTCATTGGTTATATTCTCCTTGTTATAAAACCTGTAATAAATAGTATTTGAAAAACCAAAACGCTCATTCATCAATTTTGCTGTTTTTCTTTAATTTAATTAGTGCTTTGTCTTGGATTTGTTTTATTCTAACGTGTGATACACCCAATCGTTCTGCCACCTGCATAAGTGTCATTTGTCCATGTCTATCTATGCTTATAAGGCAACAGTTCCTATCTTCGTCATAATCTATCCAGTTCCTGCATTCTTTATTGCAACAAGAGTTCTCACCTCTTATTATATCATCTTTACATTTCATCTATATCAAACCTCTCAATAATATCATACATATCCTCAATTTCATCATCTGAAAGAAAATTCTTCTTCAAGTTCTTTTCTCCTTGTTTTGTTAATCTTGCTTTATTCTTTATAATTCTTTTTGATTTCAACTTTCTCTTTTCCATAATATCACAAACTACCTGCGACATCAATTCAGAGTTATCAGTATATTCATGAATAACATAGGAAAAGAACGCCATCATCGTCATATCATCATACAACAATCTATTACGAAAGTCAATATGTAATTTTGAAGGAATAGTGATTTTTATGTTCTTTGTCGGTTCACTCATCGTAATCTAATATGTGCTGAACTCTCTGTAGCACTTGCGCTACTCTGCTGTAACCACTGTGCTTTTGCCTGTAACTCCTTTACCGAACGAGCACCTGAATAAGATAGACCTGAACGAATGCCTCTCTCTAATTCCTTAACAACTTCAGCAAGTTTGCCTCGATATGGAACTGAGGATGACACACCTTCACAAGATGATACTCTGCCTCTCCAATCTCTTTGGGCAGCAGCAGATGCCATGCCTCTGTAAGTCTTTCTTAATTCACCAGTTTCTGTTTTGAAGATGGTGCCGGGGGAACAATTTGTTGCTGCAAGGAGTGATCCCAACATAACAGCATCAGCGCCAGCAGCAAGAGCCTTAACAATATCACCCGAGTTTTTAATACCACCATCTGCAATGATTTTTGCATCTCGGTCTGATTTGGCGCATTGGAGTATCGTTTCAATCCCAGGAACACCGTGTCCCGTTTGTATTCTTGTAGTACAAATACTACCACCTCCAATATTACATCTAATACTATCAGCACCCCAATCAGCCAAATCATTAAAACCCTCCAAGGTTGCTACGTTACCTGCCATGATATGAATGTTTGGTAGGACTTTTCTAATCTTCTTAATTGCTTTTTTCACCAAAATATGATGACCGTGAGCAACATCAATGCAAATAACCTTTGCACCCGCAGCAACAGCAGAGACAGCACGATCTGCAAAGTCACCACTAACTCCAACAGCAGCACCCACTAAAGTGTTCTCACCAATTGACGCAATCATAGCAGTTTGTTCTTCAATTGAATTGTAACGATGAATAATTGAGATTCCACCCAATTCTCCAAGAGATCCCGCCATGTCTGCTTCGCTAACTGTGTCCATAGGAGAAGCGATGATTGGTAATCCCAACTCAACTCCTCTTCCAAGATCAGTGGTTAATGAAACTTCTGATCTTGATTCAATATCACTGTATTGCGGAACGAGCAATACATCATCATAGGTTAATCCCTTTTGCATTTATTCTCCTTTATTGTAATGCTTCAATTAATTCTTCAAGGTACTCTTCTGAATACCATGTGTTATCATCTGGTTTTTCTGGATCTTTAATTTTAAAGATTGAACCATCCTTTATAATAAATCCAGTTGGGACACCATCCTCTTTTACAAGAAGTTTGGTTAGTCTCTCTTCTTTATTCACGTCGCTAATATAGAAACCAACATCTTTGTAACGCTTTTCCAGTTTTTTTAAAACTGGTTTTAACTTATTACATAAGTGGCAAAACGGCGATGTAAACACAACCACGGCAAATTTGTCTGAATTTACTATTTGTTTATAATTTTTTTCACTAAACGCTTTCATTGATCGTAATCACAAAAAATAATTTTATAATCCCATTCTCTCTCTGCCGAAAATTTACCGTGCCCTTCTTTGAGGTCGTACCAAATTTTGTAACCTACGTTACCCTCTTTCATAACAAACCGATTGTAGTGCTTTTCCTCGTATTCATGCATACGATTAAAAAGACTATGAAATGGAATAAGTTCAGAACAAGAGTAGACATAACGACTCTTTAATACGTCTTTTAAAACTCTCCAAGAGTTTGGACTCTTTTTTGAGTCAATCCTTCCCGATGTACGAAGTGTTATAGTTTCTTTCTTTTCACTTTGAATGTCGGCATGGCAGACACTCGCACACAATAATGCAATGCTTATAAATAATTTAATCATGTTTTTCATTTTTTACTCCTAGCAATCAAAATCATAATGTACATCGAATTGAATCCGATTATCCTTGTCAAAAGAACCTTCTTCTTGGCAGGATTTGTTATTCCAAAAACATTTGTAAATGTAGAATCGAATAAAAAATTCTCCACTGGCAGTTTCTTTTAAATGCTTCTCAACAAGATCTTTATAAAACGTTTTTGGGTAATCTGCCATCTTGCTATGGCAGTAATTGTGTGTTCCTTTCTTTAAGTGAGGATGCATTTTTGACCAAAATAATTTCATAACGACATCTGGAGTTATATTTCCAGTGATATCAATTGTCCCTAAGTCATTATCTTTTGCGATTGATGTGGAAGCACAACAAACAATAAATGTGATTAATAAAAATTTCTTTAAAATGAACAATGGAGACTCCTTGGTTGTTGGAGTCTCCATTATATGCTTTTTTAAACTACTTGTCAAGCGGTAAATTAATTAGTGTATTTTACATACTTCATTAAGTTAATAGTATCACCGTCATCGGCACCGCCGACAATGGCGACCATTTTGTTACCACCGCTAAGTGCTTTCTTAAGGTGTCTGAGCATGTCTGCGTCGAGTCCTTCTGCTTTCATGATCATTCTTGCTGCTGTACGAACAGCGCCCGCATCATTTCTATCAAGACCGGTTGTCCCTTCATTAAGAACTGCTTGAATCTCTTCCTTAATGATCTGCTTTAAAGTTTCCTTTGTGATCTTCATCGTTTTTCCCCTTTTACTGTTTTACGAACAACCTTCTTTGGTTCGGTTGCCTTCTTTTCTACAACTTTCTTTGGAGCAGCCACCTTTTTCTCAGCGACGGGTGCTGGTTGTTCAACGACAGTTTCAGG